TATTATGTTTCTAGTTTAACATCAGGAAGTTCTTCAACATTCTCTGGTACCATATCAGGTAGTGTTTTCACTTACTCAGGAACAGCGTATTCCGAATACAACAATATGGTTGTGGCGACTTTGAGATCAAGAGGTATATCTTTATATACTAATAGCGTTGATAGTGACCAACACGGACCAGTTTATGAAGTTAACACATTATCTGCTTTGACTTTGAATTGTAGTGGACAATATTCAGGTATTACTCAATCACCTTATGAAACTTTCTTAATATCAGGTGTTACTAAAGATAATGACAATTTCTCGTTTGAAACTTCAATGTCCGCAGCATCATCAAAATATATTACTAAAGTTTTAGGTGTCGATAATTTTGGAAAATCAAGAAATGAGGTTCCTGTGTTTGTTGAGGAAGTGTATCCAAGCACTTTGAATTACGCTTATAACCAAGGTTATATTAGAGGTTTGAACTGTGATTTAATTTCTTTACCTGGTGCTAGAAGTCAAGACCCATCTTCAATCGCTTACAATGTAACACAATATAAAGCACCTCAAACACCTTACTTGGTTTCCGAGTTAAGAGGTAATAAAGTTTATAACTTGTTTAGATTTATTTCAATTTCTGACGGTAACTCAGCAAACACTGAAGTTAAAGTTTCAATTGCTAACTTGTCTTTCAATAATATGACGTTTGACGTGTTAGTTAGAAACTTTTTTGACACGGACGCTAACCCAGTTGTAATTGAAAAATTCACAAACTGTAACATGGATCCTCTTTCTAACAACTTTGTTGCTAAAAAGATTGGATCAAGTGATGGTGAGTACGCATTGATTTCAAGATACATAATGGTTGAAATGGCTGACGAAGCACCAATAGATGCAATACCTTGTGGATTCTATGGATATACCCAGAGAGAATATTCCTCAGTACTTAACCCTTCACCAGTTCCAATTTTTAAAACTAAATATTATTTCCCTGGTGAGGTAATCTATAACCCTCCTTTCGGTGCAAGCACAAACACAACAGAATCTGCTGGTGACATCGTAAGAAGAAGTTATTTAGGTTTCTCAAGTCAATTCGGAGTTGATGATGCGTTCTTACAATATAAAGGAACTCAAAATCCAATCAATTGGGTTGTGTCTCCTCTTCCTGTTCCTGGTGAACAATGGAATTATTTGAGTAAAGGTTTCCACATGGACTCAGGTGCTACAGTTGTAACTATTTCGAATTCTTTCCAAACTAGTGGTCAGACAGCATTCGAATGTGGTGTTGCTAACTTCTCATCGGATCCTGAAACTCAAGAAAACCCTTACTATTTCATATACTCAAGAAAATATACTATATGTTTTGCTGGAGGTTTTGATGGATGGGATATCTACAGAGAACATAGAACAAATCAAGATAGATTCCAATTGGGATCTTCAGGTTTCTTAGCGGGAGCATCCGCGTCACAAAGATATCCAAATGCAACTGGTGATGGTTTGTTCAAGAGAATCGTTGTTCAGAATAACCTTCAAGATTTTGCTAATACTGACTATTACGCATACTTGTTAGGTATTCTTACATTCGCAAATCCTGAATCTACAAACATCAACGTATTTGCAACTTCAAGTATAGATTATGTAAATAACTCTAACTTGGTTGAGGAAGCAATCGATATGGTTCAGTTCTCAAGAGCGGACTCAGTATACATCGCAACAACACCTGACTATCAAATGTTTACCCCTGACGCTACAAACTCATTGGATATAATCTATTCTCAAGAAGCTGTAGACAACTTGGATAACACAGGTATTGATTCTAACTATACTGCGACTTACTATCCTTGGATTTTGACAAGAGATACTGTCAACAATACACAAATTTACTTACCACCAACTGGTGAAGTTTGTAGAAACTTAGCGTTGACTGATAACATCGCATTCCCTTGGTTCGCTTCAGCGGGTTACACAAGAGGTCTTGTGAACTCTATCAAAGCGAGAGTAAAACTCACCCAAGAAGATAGAGATACTTTGTATCAAGGAAGAATCAACCCTATCGCAACATTCGCTGATGTGGGAACTGTAATTTGGGGTAACAAAACTTTACAAGTTGCTGACACCGCATTAAACAGATTGAACGTAAGAAGATTGTTACTTCAAGCTAGAAAGTTGATTTCAGCAGTAGCAGTAAGATTGTTGTTCGAGCAAAACGACCAAATCGTTAGACAACAATTCTTGGATAGTGTTAACCCTATCTTAGATTCAATTAGAAGAGATAGAGGTCTTTATGACTTCAGAGTAACAGTTTCTTCAACACCTGAAGACTTAGATAGAAATACATTAACAGGTAAGATATACTTAAAACCTACGAAGGCTTTGGAATTCATCGATATTGAATTCTTCATCACTCCAACTGGAGCTTCGTTCGAAAATATCTAAAAATAGAAGGGGGGTAAATTCCCCCCTTTTTTAGCCAATGAGAAAAGAATTTACAGAAGGATTTAAGTCTGAAAATACACCAGATATGAAGTATTACGCGTTCGATTGGGACGATAATATTGTTCATATGCCCACAAAAATTATAGTGATAGATAAAAACGGAGAAGAGTTTGGTATGTCAACTGACGATTTTGCAGAATATAGACATATGATTGGCAAAGAACCTTTTGAATACAAAGGTAACGAAATTGTAGGATATGCGGATAGTCCATTCAGAAATTTCAGATCAGGTGGAGACAAAAACTTTTTAGTTGATGCTATGAAAGCTAAGGTTGGTCCTGCATTCGATGATTTTAGAGAGGCGATAAATAACGGTTCAATTTTTGCAATTATCACGGCGAGAGGACACAACCCGAATACAATTAAAGAAGCTATATACAACTATATTATATCAGGATTTAATGGTATAGATAAAGAACAACTAATAAAGAACCTCAAAAAATATCGAACCTTCGTAGATGAAGAGGATATGAGTGACGAAGAGTTAATAAGATCATACTTAGAACTCAACAAATATCACCCTGTATCGTTCGGAGATGAAGAAGGAGCTGTCAATCCTGAAGAGGCTAAGGTAGAAGCTATGGAAGAATTTGTTAGTTACATCAAGGCGATGGCGGCAGTACTAAATAAAAAAGTATTCTTAAAGAAAGGAGTAAGAAATAACTTTATTCCAAAAGAGCTTTCTATAGGTTTTAGTGACGATGATCCAAAAAATATAGAAGTAATGAAAAAACATTTTGAAAATAAACCAGATAATATAGTAAAAACGTATTCTACTGCTGGAGGCGTTAAGCGCGAAGTAAAGTAAGGATACTCTCATAAAAAAAAAAGTAAATAGAAAAATTTTTTAGTGGGGATATATTTATCACTATAAACAAAGAACAAAAAAAAATTTAACAATATGGCTGATTTATTAATGAAAATGCCGATACCTTACGAACCAAAACGACAAAACCGTTTTATCTTAAGGTTTCCATCTAGTTTGGGAATAAATGAGTGGTTCGTAGAATCAACTGCAAGACCACAGATAACGATTGGTTCTACAGAAATTCAGTTTTTGAACACATCAACTTACGTTGCAGGACGATTCGTTTGGAATCCAATAACGGTTACATTTAGAGATCCGATTGGACCATCAGCGGCGCAAGCTTTAATGGAGTGGGTTCGTTTACATGCAGAATCTGTTACAGGTAGAATGGGTTATGCTGCAGGTTATAAGAAAGATGTGGACTTGGAAATGTTGGACCCAACCGGAGTTGTTGTAGAAAAGTGGATATTGTACGGAGTTTTCTTAACAGACGTTAACTTCAATCAGTTATCTTATTCTCAGGATGGTTTGGCAACAATTACTTGTTCTATGAGACCTGATCGTTGTGTGTTAGTATATTAACATCTAAATTCTATTTATTTTTCATAGATAACTTTTACATTTGACCGTAGAGCATAAAACTCTACGGTTATTATTTTATGGACAATCAATCAAGAGAATACGGACAATCCCAATTAACTTTACCACACGACGTGGTTCCCTTACCAAGTGGAGGGCTATTTTATAAAAACAAAAAAAAGGCGATAAAGGTAGGGTACCTGACAGCATCTGATGAAAACACAATCATGGCTGGAGGTGCTGACATGACTTCAATACTTTTGAGGTCAAAAATTTACGAACCTGATATTAAGGTTGATGATTTATTGGAAGGTGATATTGAAGCGATTTTAATCTTCCTGAGAAATACAGCATTTGGCCCTGAAATGGAACTTAACTTAACCGATCCTGTCACAAAAAAAACTTTCAAATCCACGGTAAGTTTATCTGAGTTAGATATTTCCAAAGGAGAAAAACCAAATGAGGAAGGATTCTTTTCTACAAAATTACCTAAGTCTGAAATGAACGTAAAATTGAAACCATTATCATATGGTGAAATTTTGGAAATTCAAAAAATGGTCGACAGTTACCCTCAAGGAAGAACAGCTCCTAAAGTAACATGGAGATTAAATAAACAAATTGTTGAAATCAATGGGGTCACTGATAAATCAGAAATTTCGAAATTTGTTGAACAAATGCCAATAGCTGACTCCAAATATATCAGACAATATTTGGATGAAAATGAACCTAAATTAGATTTAAAAAGAACTGTAACAACCCCTTCAGGAGAAAAACTAACAATAAATGTTGGTTTCGGGGTGGACTTTTTTCGTCCTTTCTTCTGATTATAGGAAAGGTCAAATAGATGAATTTTATTATTTGACTAAACTTCTTAACATAAGTTATAGTGATTTTTTGAACATACCTATTTTTTATAGAAAATATATTTTGGATAAATGGGTTAAGGAAAATGTAAGGGACTGAAAATTCAGTCCCTTTCGTATTTATATAAAACAGACAATTAACAGATGGCCGATCAAAAAACATTTGACGAAATAAAAAAGGAACTTTTGGACTCGTTCAACGTAGGAGTCGAATCTTTCAAAGACCAATTTGATGCGATAGCCCAAGCTTCCAACGAATTACTCGGAACTTTTACTCAAGGGAGACAAAGAATAGGTGAACTAAGGACAGCCTTAGCTGACGCACTTCCTGATGTTACTAGATTGGGTGGTGGAATTAAAGATGTACAAAGTATAATTGCAGATGTTGCGGAACAATCAAGAAGGAATGTTGTTGCTTCATCAGAAGAAGTTGAAATGTTTTACGCTGCTAACAAAGTTCTTGGATTATCGGCTCAACAGTTGTCAAAATCCTTTTTGGATGTCGGAATCGGAATTGATAAAATTGGTGAAAATTTAAACAAATCAGTAGAGTATATTCAAAGTGTTGGAGGTAACGCCAAAGCTGTGATGCAGGATGTTAATAACAACATGGAGCAGATGAACCGATATCAGTTCGAAGGTGGCGTTGTAGGTCTCACGAAGATGGCTGCTCAAGCTTCGATGTTGAGATTTGATATGTTTAATACTTTTACATTAGC